ACATTTGACCTATCACACGACAGAAAATTCTCAGGTCACATAGGAGAACTAATGCCAATTTCAGTAATGGAATGTGTACCCGGAGATAGATTTAATATTAAAGCAACAAATCTTACAAGATTCGCACCACTTATCACTCCAATAATGCACAAAGCAAGTGTATATTGTCACTTCTTCTTTGTACCAAATAGAATATTATGGAATAAATGGGAAACATTCATATCAGGTTCAGTTGATGGACAATATCCAAACACAGACCCAACAAATCCAGCTTATTCATCACCAACTTTTCCAAAAGTTGATTTAGATGCCGGTTATTCCGGAGTATCATCTTTAGCAGATTACTTAGGTTTACCTACAGACACAACAGCAGTAAATGGCGTATCAGCATTACCATTTGCAGCATATCAAAAAATATATAATGATTATTATAGAGACGAAAATCTAATTACACCTGACGAAGTAGAACTTATAGAAGGAACACAAACAGCTTTAGATACTGTAAAACTAGCAACACTTAAAAAGAGAGCATGGCAACATGACTATTTTACTTCAGCATTACCATGGACTCAAAAAGGCCCAGAAGCAACCCTACCAATTGGTGGGACTGCACCTATAATTTATCAGGCAGCTGTACCAGATGCAGCAACAATGCTAAGAACAGATTCAGGTACACCTATTAATAATTGGGATATTTCTACTGATGGTTTAGCAACTGATTCAGGTGGTTACCTTAATACTAATTTAGGTGTTAATTATGTAGATTTCGATAATTCACCCAATTTAAAAGCAGATTTATCTTCTGCAACAGCATCATCTATTAACGAATTAAGAAGAGCCTTTAGATTACAAGAATGGTTAGAAAGAAACGCTAGAGGCGGAACAAGATATATAGAAATAATAATGGCACATTTCGGTGTAAAATCATCCGATGCCAGATTACAAAGACCAGAATTCCTGGGAGGCTCATCAACCCCCATTACCATTAGTGAAGTGTTACAAACCTCTGATAATTCAGGAGGTACTGAGGGGGGCCCTCAGGGTAACATGGCCGGCCATGGAGTTTCAGTTGGACAATCAGATTATGTATCATATAAAGCAGAAGAACACGGATACATTATAGGAATAATGTCCGTAATGCCAATGACAGCATATCAACAAGGAGTGCCAAAACACTTTACAAAATTCGACAAGTTCGATTATTATTGGCCCTCATTTGCAAATATTGGCGAACAGGCAATTGAAAATAAAGAGGTATACTTCCAAAACAATCCAACACTCGACGACGCAACATTTGGATATACACCACGATACGCCGAATATAAATATTTACCATCTACTGTTCATGGAACATTCAGAACAAGTTTAAAATTTTGGCATATGGGTAGAATATTTGCTAGTGCACCAGCTTTAAATCAAGATTTTATTGAGTGCGATTATGAAGAAGTAAAAAGAGTATTTGCAGACCCAACATCAGAACATTTATACGTGTATTTACATAATGAAGTAAAAGCTACTAGACTTATGCCATATTTTGGAACACCAACAATTTAAATAATTAACAATGAGATATAAAAGAAGAAAAAAAAGCCGAAAAGCTAAATTTAATTTCGGCGTTAGAAAACAAAAAAGAAAAAGTAAAAAATACAACTCATTTAGAGTATCACGAGGCGGTATCAGACTTTAACTATAACTACATAGCTCACAGCTAAATGCAATGTTTCACACCATATAGAGTAAAAAACAGGAACAAAGATTCTAACCATCAAAATATGATGCTAGATGTTCCTTGTGGAAAATGCCTTGCTTGTAAAAAACGCAGATCATCACATTGGAGTTTCAGACTAAACGAAGAAGCTAAAATATCAACATCCGCTGCATTTTTAACATTAACATATGAAAACCCACCAATAACAGAAAATGGGTTTCATACATTAGATAAAACGGACTTTCAAAAATTTCTTAAAAGATTAAGAAAAAAATGTCCTACATCAAAAAAACAAACCCGTATTAAATATTATGCCTGTGGCGAATACGGTTCAAAAACATTTAGACCTCATTACCATGCAGTATTATTCAATTTACCGTATAATCTTATCCAAAATCCTCAAATTATTGCAGACACTTGGCAGAATGGCCATATACACCTTGCTAATAATAATTTGGCTACTATTAATTACGTTGTTGGCTATATGACTAAATCAAATTTTACAAGGATAAATCAATACGACGATAGAAAACCAGAGTTTTCACTTATGTCAAAAGGCATGGGTTTGGGTTACCTAACAACAGCTATGAAAGATTATTACAAAAAACGAGAACTATTTTGTATAGTGCGAGAAAATGGGCATATTATATCTATGCCAAGATATTACAAACAAAAAATATTTACTAAAGACCAGTTAACAAAAATGTATAAAGATTGGATAGAACAAAATCAAATAAATTTCAATGAATTAACATACGAAGATGAAAGAATTAAACATGAGTATTATAAAAACTTAATACGAAAAGATAAAAAGGAACAAATATTTAAAAGACAATTAATATGAAAAAAAGAGTAACACACAAAAAGATTATATTTAGAACACAATATAATCACAAAACAGACAATGGAAAAATAATGTCATCTGAAACATTAACTGTTCCAGATCAAAATATGTCAATAAAAACTTTATTAGACAGACATTCAAGAGGATTACCTCTTGGAGTTTCACAACAAAAAGGCGAATACTTCGATACCGAAGTCCCAAGATTCGACGATTTAACAGATATGGTAGCTTATAAAAAAGAGCTAGCCAGAAAACATAAGGAACTTATGAAAAAAGCTGAAGATGAAATTTCAGCAAAAAAATCCGCAGCTGAACAACCAGCTGAGGAACAAAAGAAGGAAAAAAGTCAAAGCGAAGCTTGATAGTTTTCCTGATTCAAAGCGAGGTACGAGCGCTAAAGCACTAATACCTACTTGATATATTAGTGCTAATTGACACTAAAAAACAAAAAAAGCGCAAATAAAAGGAGGTACGACGCTAAAAAAGCTTTAAAAAAAACAAAAAAGTCAATTAAAAAAACAAAAAAAAAACAATGAGTTTGCAAAAACGATAAATAAATACTATATTAGTACCAATAACAGAGGTACGGACTATAAAAAAAAATAATTTTACATACTATAAATTATAGTTCAAATTAAATTTAATTAACAATATAACACTTTACTATGAAAACAGAAAATTTTAAAACAGAACAAGAAAAACAATTTGAAGAACAAAAAAGAGCAATAATACTACAACACTGTGTCACTTGCCATCAGCAATTAGACCTACTTCAATTACGTCTTATAAATTTCGACGATTTAATAAAAGGAGTTCAAGACACAATAGACAAAACAAGAATGGAATTAAAAAACATTAAACCACCTACCCCAGCATTTGAACCAGCTGGAGAACCTATAAAACTTAAAAAAGTATAACTATGGCTTTACCAGTAGGATTATTAGGAGCATTAGGAGGAGTTGTTGGGTCTATAGGTTCAACAATATTCGGAAATAGAGGCGCAAAAAGACGCCAAGCAGCAGCTGACGCACAAAATATAAAATTTTGGCAAATGCAAAACGCTTATAACACACCTAAACAACAAATGCAAAGATTGAAAGACGCGGGTTTAAATCCCGCGTTAATCTACGGAACAAGCGCAAATACCGGAGTTGCCGGTTCAGTCGCACCATCAAGACCAGCACCATATAATGTAAAAGACCCGACACCGTCGGTTTTACAGTCAGCAATGTTAACATCACAAATAGATCTACAGAAATCACAAGCAGAAAAAAATAGAGCTGACGCTAAACAAACAACTTCATTACTAGGTGGAAAAATAACAAACTTAGAATTAAGAAATCAAATACAAACAATTAAAAATGATATAGCTGGAAAAACTAAAGCCCAACAAATAAACATCATTAAAAATTCTTCTTTACAATCAAGTTTTAACAGTAAAATTAAAGAAATGGATAAAGAAGCAGCAATAGGCGGTTATTTAAAAGGCAATACTATATATACAATATTTGCCCAATTAGGAATAGCAGGCGATGATGAAACATCAAAAATTATGCGTAAAGCATTAATAGGTGGTTTATTAGGTTCACAAATCTTTGGTAACCTTTCCTCTTCAATTAAAAATTTAATACCTAAAAAAGGTAACGAAACATATATCGGTAGAATTATAAACAATAAAAGTAAATAAACATGAGCATATTTAGTAAAGTGGCAATGCCACGTCCACCATCAAACACATTTGACTTATCACACGATCGAA